ATATTTATAAAATTAGATGAAATTAAATAGATAGATAGACAGTAAGACAGTAGAACGATCCCGCAATAATCGACAACGTAGACGAAAGATCCTTATTTGATATTTTTTGGATTCTTTTATATAATTTGGAGCATCTCACTTTCTTTCTTTCTGACTAACTGTCTTAATTATTAATTGTAATTATGATTATTATTATTATGTCGTCGTATCCCTTTGTATTCATTGCACTTTTTCCGCTCATTTGTGTTCTATTTGTGGGCTATTTGTGGGATGTTTGTGGGCAATTTGTGGGCTCAAAATAATAAATGCAATGATTACAGGGGTTTATCGTTACAAATTTGTGGGCAGTTTGTGCGCAGTTTGTGGGGCATTTGTGATCAGTTTGTGATTTGTCGATTTTGTGTAGTAGTTACAATCGTTTGCTGTGCAGAATCGTTATATTTTGGTTACACTCACAAACAACGGAGGACGGCGGATGTCTATGGGTTCTATACTCAATCAATATATACACGATCACCACAAGAGCCGGCGGGCATTTTGTACCGAGATCGGATTCAGAGAAAGCACGGTTTCAAACTGGTGCAATGATCGGGCTACTATCCCACTGTCAAAGATTGCGATTATGGCAGAGTACTTTTATGATTTGACAGGCGAGCCGCCGAATCTATTCATATTCAGAATCGTCATGCAGGAGCCTACAGTGCGGGCTGTGCTGTCATCGTTTCAACAACAGCAGCGGAGCACAAAATGAAATACATAGTCATAGACACAGAGACCACGGGACTCGATCCGCAGCGACATGAGTTGTTATCATTGGGTGCAATCGTGATGATTGACGGAGTCATAACAGAGAGCATAGAAGTCAAGATCAAGCCCCGCAATATTGATCAGGCTGATGCGGAGGCGCTGCGAATCAATGGCTATAGCCCGTACAGGTGGAAAAATGCAATTGACGGAGAGCACGCCGTGACAATCATCAAACATCTATTTCTAGCCCATCAAGATGCAATTCTCGTGGGGCACAATGTGAATTTTGATATCAAGTTTCTACGGGCGTTTGCTGACGAGTTCTATCAAGAATTTGCTTTCCCAGTGCCGTACATAGACACAAGAGACGTTTGCAGGGTCAATCTTGCGCCTTATGGATGTTCTAGCATGTCTTTGGATAACATATGCCTCTTCTTAGGTTGGAAGCGTAGAAAGGCACACACGGCGCTCTCAGATTGTGAGGATTGCATTAAGATTCTCCGGTGCATGGTTCCGCCGTCGCCTCGTTTTATTATGTACATCAAACTCAGAGGCGTGATTGCTAGCGTCAAAGGATTGTTATCATGAATATGAAAAGCATTAACAGAGTCACCAGCCGCACCGCTGTCACTGGTATTGGGTCCAGTTTTGATCTTGCTAAGAGAATCGATATTGATATGGAGATGTTCCCGCCGTCGCAACATTTTGAGGGCTACATGTCTCTAATCGTTTTACAACTGTCTAACATCAACGCAGCAAGCGAGATTACAATGCGGCTATGTAGAGATCAGGCAGGTGATCAAATGCTGATTACAGATACAAAGAGCGACATATTCACAGGCATAACAACAGCCACAAACGGATCGGCAATATTCGCCTTGAATAGTTTTGTGAAGGTGGATCGGGCTGGCGATCTATATGCGTTTGTGAAACTGGATACAGGCTCATGTGATCTTGACTTCGTAGAAATCACATATCAAGGGGATCGATAATGTCAGTTGTACAAATCATCAACAGAAGCGGCGGCACATCTGACACCGGCGGCGGAGGTTCTACAACGCTCAAGATCGAGAATCTATCAAGTCAGGTGAACGGCTCCAATATAAACTTCAGCACGTCGAGCCAGTTTGTAGAGGATACGATCCAAGTGTATTACAATGGAGTGCTACAGATACAGGGCGGCTCTGATGACTACACAGAAGACAGCGATCGGCGTGGTGTTACTTTTGCGCTTGCTCCTGAGACTGGCACTAAGGTTGTTGTGATATATTCAGAGAGCGCCTAAAACAAGAAAGGGAGCCGAAGCCCCCTTTGTGGTGTGGTGTGTTGATTGATTATAGTTTGAAGATCGATCCGTCATTCAAAGTAATGATTTTTACATTGTAGTTTGATGTGTGATTTGTGTGCTGTGCTGTAAACTTTGCAGATACACAGTATCCAGTGATCTCGCCTGTTGCTGCTTCGGTGATTGGCTCAATGATTACAGTATCAAACTTGTATGATTGTGCTTTGTTGTTTACTTGTGTAAGGACGAGGTTTGTTGCTTCTTGCTTAGTCATTTTGTACTCCGTTGTTGTGTTGTTCTTGACTATACTTATATATTATAGGATTACTTTTGATATGTCAACATATTTATATAACTTTATTTAATAAATAATCAGTCAGTTAGACAGATCGCCCGTTACTAGCGACACTGTACGCAGATAAAAAAAGAGATCCTCCGCAGGTGATACGGAGGATCTCAGGGGTTGAGGTGTGTTTGAGGGATTAGTTATTGATGAATCCGCGAATCGTAACTCGGTCATTTGCTGACAAGTTAGATCCAAACAAAATACGACCAACACCGCCGGATCCAGCGTTATCGATCTTGTAGTTGTCTTGTGCATCAGGAGTGTCTTTGTATTCCATAACGAGACCGTTTACAGTAACAACGAAGAACTCTCTAAACTCAAGATCAAGAGCGGCACCGAGTTCAAATGCAGCCGTTGATCCGTTTGCATCGAAAGCAGCAAAGAAGCCAGCAAAGTTCAAGTTTTCAGTTTGAACGGCATCGTCTGCGATCTTGGCGTTTGTGATGGCATCAGCGGCAATCTTTGCAGTTGTTACAGCACTTGATGCAAGGCGATCAGCATCAACAGCGCCGTCTGCAATCTTTGCGGCTGTTATTGCATCATCAGCAATCTTTGCAGTTGTTACAGCGGCCGAGGCTAGTTGAGTAGCGCCAACACCAGCAGCGGCAATCTTAAGCCCGTCAGAGCCAACAGAAAGAGTAGCGCCGTCAAGGTTGATTGTTAAGTCACTAACAGCAGCGGAGCCGTTGTAAGAGGTCATTGAAAGACCATTGCCGGCACTCAAAGAATTCAAGTTTCCGCCAAGTGCAACGCCTGAGATCGTAGAGTTTGCGAGTTTGCCGTTTGCGATAGATCCGGCTAATTTGGCATTTGTGATCAAACTGTCTGCGATATATGCAGCGCTATCAATTGCACCGTCTGCGATCTTTGCCGATACTACAGCATCAGCAGCGAGTTGACTTGCGCCGATTCCGCCGTCAGCAACTTTGATCCCGTCAGATCCAACTGCTAAAGTTGAGCCGTCAAGATCAATAGTCAAATCAGATACAGCAGCAGAGCCATTGTAAGAGGTCATTGACAGACCATTACCAGCGCTCAAAGAGTTAAGATTTGCGCCCAATGACACGCCCGAGATCGTGCTGTTTGCGAGTTTGCCATTTGCGATCGAGCCCGCTAACATCGCATTAGTAATACCTGCTGCTTTAACTTGCAGAGCATCAGAAGAGATCTCGATTGATGAATCATCAACAGCGACGTCAAGACGATTGCCCGTTTTGGTTAATGCTGCGCCCGCTTCGACTTGTCCCGCACCTGTGAATTGTGCAAATGTGATCGCAGTACTGCCAACAGTTACAGCGCCGTCATTTGTACAGACATAACCTGAATCAGCATTTACAGATCCTTCTTGTACAAATACAGCAGAGCCCGAGAACTCGTCTGATTCGTTCATGTCTGCGGCACGTTCCCACGCTCCGGCTTTACACAAGTAAATACCGTTTTCAGCGCCCGAACTTTGATTCTTGACGAGTACACGCTGATCTGCAGATACAGCCACGCCGTCGATCGTTTGGGTTCCTGAAAGGGTGATGTTTGCGGTTGTAGCGACTTTGACGCTATCTTTCCAGTGCAAGCCTTGAGAGATAGAATCTACGTAGCCTTTTGTAGCAGCGTGCGAATCTGCTGAGGGTGTAGCAACTTGTAATACAGCGCTTTGAAAGTCAAAAGTTCCAGTTGATAGATCTAGTTTTGCAACGCCGACCGCAGCATTTGCGATCTGACGTCCGGTAATTTGAACAGCCATGTTTTAAATCCTCATGTGTTGTGTTTGTGGGCTTGTGCCCTGTGTTAATGTATACGCCTGTCAGACGTTTTACAGTTCGATAAATGGAAATTGATTGCCTATGTTTTGAAAACGTGTTGTTTTATTTGCGTCACTAGGCTGTTAATTTGTTCCAGTTTCTGCTCGAGCAGGCTCATGCGTTTATCTAGGTCCGAGATCTCTTTGACAATGTCCTCTCTGATTTTGTCCTCTCTAGCCTGCAGATCACTGATTACTTTGTCGTATCGTGCTCTAAGTGCGTCTTCTCGCTCTTCTGCTCTCTTTTCTCTAGCGTCACCACGTTTACGCTGTTCCATGTATTGCCAGTATAGAAACGCAGCAAATGCGACATTGGGGCCGCCGTTCATTATTACATTCATGACCTCGCCTTCCATTATTCCCCCATCAAGAGCGTATAACTGAATTTGTCATATCCAGTATGCTGTGGTTGAAGTTTACACAAGGCTATGAAATGCGCATACTCGTCCGGATCTTGGATGACTTGACAGCCTGCACTGTATTGATCTACTGACTGACTAACTACTATTCTGCTCGCTCTGTGTATATTGATTCCGAAATATCCACACTCTTCATTTTGTCCATAATCGTGCATGTTGTCGGCATTTCTATCTCTCCACACACAGACCTCATTTCCACGCTGTACAAGCGCCTCATATTGCCCACGATGCAAGCCCAGCATGTAGGCTCCCCGATACTGTCGATTGTGAATCAAGATCGCCGTGTTGCCGTTTCTAAGATAGTACAATCCTGCATCTGTTGTACATTTGTAGGCGTGCCATTGCCACGAGCCACGCTCTAGAAAACAAACGTGTATCCAGTCATCGAATCGATCCGGCTCGCCGTTTGGGTTGCGCTCTCCTATGATGTTCATATCATAATCAACAGATTCAAACACAGTGAAGCCCGCCTCTTTTACACGGGTCAAAATGTGCGGGTACGCATCGGGGCTTAATGGGATTCTCATGACATGACGCCTATAGATAGATTAACAGAACTTTGTGACGGATTCCAACGCACAGCCAAGATCATCGCCCTGCGATTGCTGTACGTGTCTGCAGCGCCCTCACGTAGTCCATAAATATACATACTAGATATCTCAACGATATCGCCAGCGGTCAGCAGACAATGCTTTTCGGTTACTGTGAGATTTAACTCTTCATAGGGCTCTGCATCCCATCGGCGCATACGAGTGAGATCGGCGTTTGCTTGTGTTGGCTGGATCGGACTATCCACACGATAAACAAGCCGCAGATCCCTCGTGATTTCTGTGCTGGTTGGCAATATGGGAATACTGTTGCCGCTAAATGAAACATCCTGAATCAATCCTGTTGTGCTGTTGAAAGTTCTGATTGTGCTCTTGCTGAATACTGTCGATTGTGTGGGGCTGTATAATGTGTGTGAGTCGATGCTGATTATATCCCGATCAGTGATGTGATCTTTGACTGTGAACCAGTTCGCCTGATTTGGATTTTGACAGACACGCCAACTTAATTGGTTTTGGTCCCATACTGGCCACATCCCCATATTCAATACAGCGTCAAGAAAGTTTGTGATGTTGCCGGGTTCGGCAATTAACAGTTCGATCTCATGTGTGCCGCTAGAAGTAGCCCATGTAAGGTTATAGTATTTATTGAGATTCTGAAGATTGAATAGATTAGGATTGAACTTGACACCGAGCGCCCATGATGCGGGGTAGTCATCAAATACGCCTTGTGTGCCGTCTCCTGTACTCATGACAAGTCGAGCAAATACATAATCGGGACGCCCTCGAAGTCTTGCCAAACTTGTTACAACGTCATTGATCGCCAGTGTAGTAATTGAGGCTGTACTTGGATATTTTCCAGTGCTGGCAATCGTTAAAAATCCAGCCGTTCCGCTTGTGCTTGTTTTGCTTGACCATGTGTAATAGTCGATCGTTCCTGCGCTGACGTCTTCAACTTTGATCATTCCATTTTGACCCGTCTCTTTTTCGAAGATCGTAATGTCATCAACATAAAGATTTGCACTGCTCGACATGTTAAAATTCTGCGTTACTTTTGCAGTCTGTCCTGCATAGAACCAAAATTGTGTTTCTGTCGCTTTGCTGGTTAGTCTTGCCTGCATCAGTGTCAAGAAGTCGACAAACTCCAAACGCCACAAGCCCCGCCCGCCTGTGATGCCTCTGAGTTGCCCTATGCAAACACGATTTCGCAGCCCATCTCTAACCATATGCAATTCAGCCACTGCGCCCCGTCTAGGGAAATCCATCAAAGGGCGCAGATCGCCCGCAACTGTCACAGTAAATCCGCCAAAGTTTACAGACCATCTTTGTGGCGTTACAGATACACTGTCGATCGTAACGTCTGCATTTGCTAAGGCGATCTCTGTGCTCATGCTAATTTGATCAGCGTTTGGGCTCATGTTGTAATCCTTGCTAGATGCTAAGAACTTAAGCACATAGGAGATTACTTTTGCGGGCTTGTCTAGGCTGTCAAGAAATGATTGTGTCCATGCCATGCTATTCCCCTAAGACTTCAGGACTTGAAATGTTGCCAAATCCTACACCATTGAGCCCCGATCCAATATCTCGCAGGTGGTGAGGCATTGCGCCAGTCATCCCATCAAGAGAGATCCCTGCACCTTGTCGCCCTCCTGAAGTAGAAGAGGCAAGCGATCGCCCAATAGACACGCCTGATTCTCCGATCGTGTCAGGATGTGCGGCGTACAGTGTCACATAGTCCACTACAAGACGAATAGAAAGCGAGAAGAGCCGCCCGCCCTCATTTGTCACTATTGCCTGCCCTATGTCGCTCTGTGGTCGTTTTAAGACCGGATAAAAGCGATAATGACGCATAAAAGCAGGCTGATCATATTGGAATCGCACAGGATTCACAGTGTCAACGTCACCGCCCTGTGCTGTGGCATTGCTCACAGTCTGCATTTTAACAATCTCTTGAATCATTGCGGGGCTACTTGTCTCGATCGTGCAATAGTCGCCAACGGCTGGCGTTGCGCTGGTGCCTGTAAAGTTTTGGAATGGATTTGCATAGAGTTGGATATTGCTGGTGTTGTTGTTCAATGTGCCCCGTATTGGAAAACAAAACGCCTTTGCATCGTCCGCAGCAAACGACACAGAGAACCCTCGATCAAGATGATTCTGCAGAGCATGGAACTGTATTGCAAGATCTTCGCCTCCAATCATGCGATCTCGCTGTATCGTTACGATCTCTTGTGTACGTCCTACAGATCTTTGTATTGAGCCAGTCAGAGAGACAGCGTCAACAGCCTCGACGGATATATCACTGTACATTTCGCCTAGTGCCTCGCCTAGATCGATTGTTACCAGTGTCGCTCCATTTAATGCGCCAAATGGCTCAGGTGTGAAATAGAATTTTGCGTTGCCCATTATCTGCCCCCGAATAGACTACTCGACGAAGTACCGAATTGATTATTGAATCTGATTTCTATCTCTCTCACAAGAGCGTCAACAGCATTGCGATCCACGACTGCGCTATTGATATTGATTGTCATTCCGCCGCCTGTGGTGTTGTTGAGTTGCCGATCAACTTGCTGCGGACGTTGCCCACTTTGCGGCACGACAAACTCGCCTCTGTGTAGCATAGCGAGCCCGTCTTGCATCCCTGTGAATCTGATCCCACCTTGCGCACTGGGTACAAATCGACCGCCGCCCATAAAAGATGCAGATTCAAATGGATTGATAAAATCACTTAGGAAATCTCTACGCCTTGATCTTCCAACTCGCTCGCCGTCAGGTGTTACATCTCGACCTCTCCCAATGAATGTAAATGCGTCTCTGATTCCATTCACCAAGTTAACAAAGAATAATTGTATTCCATCTATGAAAGCCTCTGCGAGTGCGACACCCAACTGCGGGGCAATTGAAAAAATTAACTCCGGCAAAACAGCAATCCCGTTCTTGATCGCTTCGGCCTGTGCGAGTGTCTCTTCTCTGATTTGCTCCGGTGACTTTTCGCCCAAAGTGATCAGCGTGCTAGCAATCGCACCAAGTGCAGGATTTACAAA